TTGACTAATATCAATATTATTATACATATCATTCCTTAATTTTTCTGAATGTATCAGTTTTTGTAGTGTATTGTTTCCATGATGCTGCTGGTTTACTCAAATCAATATTTTTATCCCTGTCTAAATTATCAGAACTGAATTTTACCGGATCTAAATTTTCATGTTGTGGATAAGGTTCATGGGTTGGAACTCTACATAATATTGAATTGAATGTGGTATTATCTTCTTTAATTAAAGAATGTGTTGATAATGTATTGGTAGTTGAAGCTGTTCCTGCGGTGGGTCCATTATTTGAATATATTACCGATGCAGATTGAATTAAATTCCCACCTGCATTAAATTCAAGATTGCCACCACTTGAAATTTTATTAGAACTACTACCATTGATATTCATATTAACCGCTGATATAATTCCATTTTGACCAATCACTAAATTCATATTGGTAGATTCTATATGGGTATTATTACCAGATTTCATATTGATATTTCTCACTGCTTCAAAATTTATATCTCGATCAGCATGGAAATTAAAATCCTTATTGGTATGAATACTAATTGAATCATTAGCAAAAATATCAATTTTACCATTACTTGTAAATTCAATCCATGATGTACCACTGGCATTACTAATATATATTAAATCTTCTGAATTATGCATTAATATCTGATGTCCAGTTCTCGTTCTTATTCTGAATAATTCATTATGGGGAATATTAACATTTCCACCCGTATTACCTTGTTCGATGGATGCATAATCAGGTGGTGATTTGCTGGCAAAATCTTTTCTTAAAAATTTATCATCGCCATCATCCATCACTAATGTAGTTCCGCCCAATCGACTAACAAATGTATTAACTTGATGTTCCAATTTATCTATTTTTCCACGTTTTGCATTGATATTTTTATCAAGTGGACCAGGAGTGCTTATACCAAAAACAGAGCTTGGGGTTTCTCGTCTGGCACTACTAGTAGTAATTCCTCTAATATCATCTGATAACAATCCTTGTTTTTCAAAAACATTTGAAATTGGATGAACTGGTTTTGGTGTTAATGTTGGATCAGCGGCATTAGCTACTACATTTGATTCTATATTTTTATTATATTCGGCGGTTGGTTTTCTAACATCATTTGATTTTTCATTTGTAGTGCTAGTAGATGCTAATCCAGGAACCATAAAATTCATATTTTCATCAGGAACACAACCAATCCAATAACCATATCTGGGATCACCTTCGATGAAAATTACAATAACGGTTGAACCATAATCGGGCGGAATCATCCACATGCCATAGGATTTTTGAGTATCATCAAAGGTATCATTACTTCCATTAAATTTAACACTAGTCATACCAAAAAATGGACTCATATATCTAACCTTATGAACTTCTGTTTCTGAACTTATATTACCAGATCCCTGATGTAATAATTCAACTTCTAAACTACCCATGTATGATTGATCAAGATGACTTATTACTCGTGCTAAAAATGGACCACTTTGAGGAGTTGGATTATGTTTTGATGAATAACTGGTATTATGTTGATCCACTATTTAATAACCCCACTACTAAATGTAGGAGTTATTGCTTGTGTTCCAGCCAGTTTGGTATTATATTGACTGTCAGTCAATTTATTAGAATTTTTCAACGCATTACCATTTATAGTTTTGGAATAATCACTAGTGGTTTCTTCATTGGGTTGTTCTTCTAATTGTTTTGGTGAATATAATTGTTCTTTAGTCGCAACCATATCCAATTCTTGTGATAATCTTCGTGTTCCTCTTAAATTTTGTGTGAATTTACCATTTTTGAAATAACTAGTTAAAGTTGTAAGATGATAAACCCCTGAGAATTCATCCACAATATCAGTTGTTCCTTTTCCGATGGGTGATAAATTTTTACCAAAATTATATAAACCAGTATAATCATTTATATCAACTGGGGTTCTGAAATTTACAACCACATTAACTTCACTATGCTGAAAATTAACCGTGAAATCATCGTGTAAATTTTTATGTTCTGTTAAACCCGCTACATAATTACCCATACCGGATTGAGCTATATAAAATGGATCTCCTATTATATCCATATCCAACACTGTCATATCAGCTTGTGTTTTGGTTATTGCATCATGAAAAATTTTAGCAACCCTTATCGCTGAGGTTTCTTCTCCACCGCCTCCTAATTTATCCTTTGAAGTATTCAAACCACTATACGAAACTGATGTTTGATTTACTAGTTTATTACTTGGGTAATCACCTTTACATATCAAGGTATTAGCTTCAGGTTCTTTAACTGAATTTATTGAATCTTTATTTTTAACATCCACACTATTTTTGGTCAAATCAGCCGCTATCAATGTACTTAATGTTCCTTCATAATGAATATTGAATTTTAATATATCAATATTTTTACCCGTGTAAATATAATTATAATGTTTAATCGCATCTTTATATAATTCATCAATACCTGGCATTTTTGTATTTGGAGCTACTATTGGACCCGATGTTAAATGTGTTTTATAAGGAATGATATTATAGACAATAATTCTTGGATTTAATCCAGTTGATTTAAAATTTTCATCATTATCATTGATATAAACTTGAGGTTCTATTCTCCACCAGTTAACAATTCCATCCTTATTAGTCGTTTCAGAATTTAAAGCCGTGGTTGGATGTTCACTATTCAATAACACAATATCAATAATTGACATAATATCCAACCCTTGAGCAAATTGCATATCACCTATGGTTTGATTTATTTGATTATTAAACCTATACATGAAATTACCTTTTGGATCAAAGACTTCAGAAGCTTTACCGATTTGATTACTGGCTTTACGTGTTTTTCCAAATCCCAAACTGGCTTTACCCAGTTCATTACAATTATTAATATCCTGAATATAATTATTTTTTGAGTCTATTTTCACACCGATGGTTGAATAAACATCTTTTTTTGGTTCTTTGGTATTAGTTGTTGCGCTATTCTTTCCTTTATTTGAATCTGAATCTGAATCTTTAATTACATTGGTAGGAAATAAAATAATAATAGAATCTGGGTGGGATACTAATCCTTCATCTTTCAGAATTTGTAATTGTCTATTCAGAGCGGCTTGTAAACTTTTCTCACCTGTTTGTAAAATTTCCTGAACGGTTGAACCACGAATTGATATATCGGTTTTTAATCGAGTATTTCTATCATCCAGTGCTATTCCGACATTATAAGAATTGGCTGAAACATTATAGACACTTCCACTTTCATTAACGGTCATATCGACGGTATTCATTTTAATAGGAATATATCGTTTAGTATTTTTTACGGTGTCCATCATTCCATTTTCTTTAACACCTTTAAATTCAATGGTTAATATGAATGGAGCATCAGACCAATTTTTATGACCAGCATCGGCAGCGGCTTGCATAGCGGATTTATAAAATAAACCCATAGAATAGGGTTCGGTTATTTTAAATTTTAGGGTATTTACATTGGTTGTATTTCCGTCGGTAAATCCAATAATTTGGTTTAATTCTAAATCATCAATAAAAAAATCAAATTTACCAAAAGATGTTTTGATTCGATTACTTGGATCGATATTACCTTCTTTTAATATATAACTGATTTTTTCACCTTTTTTCATATATAAATCTGGATGATTTAATTGTTCAGTGGTTAATACCCCAAGTCCTATAATATAAGTATAGGATGCATATTGAAATAATGGATTCATCAAAGGTACTTTAATTCCAGTATTTTTTTTGTTTGGTTTACTTGTACTATTCGACGAACTGGTTAATCCAATAGCTGAACCCACATCATTTAGGGTATCTTTTGCGGTTTGTATTATTGTCATAAATTTAGTGCTACCTGTAAACTACTATTCTTTGGTATATATATTTTTTTACCTGGTATGAAATCGAATATCGGATCATTTAATATATTCATATTTCTTTGTATAAAAACCCACCACAATGCTGCATCTCCATATAAATCATATGCTAATAAATCTGGTCTGAATGTATATTGTGCTTCGATGGTATATAAAAAATCATCTGGTTCAGAACTAACAGGTCGTATGGTTAATATATCAAGATAATCCTGAGTTATATTAGTATTATAATAAGGGCTGGTATTTGAATAGATTGGATCAGACATTAAATATATCCCACATTAGAATTCGCATAGGCTCCGGTAACGAATTTATCCAGACTGAATTTTCT